TTCGGGACATCCTCACGACCCCAATCGGCACGCGTGTCATGCGCAGAGACTACGGCTCGCGGCTTTTCCAGCTCATTGATGCGCCCCTCAACGCGCGCACGGTGTTGGAAATCTACGCGGCCACGGTGGAGGCGCTCATCCGTTGGGAGCCCCGCATTTCCGTGCAGAGGGTCAGCACGACGCAGGTGCAGCCGGGGAGCATCACTCTGACGCTTGAGGCGCTGGACGTTTCGACCGGCGAACTCGTGCTTGTGGACGGGATTATTGTATGAGCGGATCGTTTTCTCCCGTTGACCTCACTGGCATTCCCGCCCCGACGGTGGTGGAGACGCTTTCCTATCAGACGGTCCTCGCCGCCATGCTCGCGGACCTTCAGGCGCGCGACACCGCTTTTTCTGCGCTCGTCGAATCGGATCCGGCTTACAAAGTCCTCGAAGTGGCAGCCTACCGGGAGACGCTCATCCGGCAGCGCGTCAACGACGCTGCAAAGGCCGTCATGCTCACCTACGCGCTTGGGACCGACCTCGAAAACCTCGGGGCGCTCTTTGGCATCACGCGCAAGGTGCTCGACCCTGGCGACCCGACAGCCTACCCGCCCGTCGATCCGACCTATGAGGGCGACGAGTCGCTCCGCTACCGGATCACCCTGGCGCTCGAAGGGCTCAGCACGGCGGGGCCCGAGGGCTCTTACATTTTCCACGCGCTGAAGGTGGCTTCGATTGTGGACGTGGCCGTGGCCGGGCCGCCCGACACTAGCCCCGGCGTGGTGCGCGTCACCGTCCTCAGCAACGCGGGCAATGGGCAGGCAACCAGCGCCGAAATCTCCGCCGTCCAGACCGAACTCAACGCCGACGACGTGCGCCCGCTCACCGATCAAGTCATCGTGCAATCGGCCACGATTGTGAGCTACGCGCTCGCGGTGAAACTCTTTGTTTTCGCGGGGCCGGACCCGGCGGTGATTCAGGCGCAGGCGCTCGCCAACCTTCAGACCTACGCAGCAGCCTCGCACAAGATCGGGCAAGACATTCGCGTCTCCGCAATCTATGCAGCCGCCCAGGTCTCCGGCGTGGAGCACGTGGAGCTTCTCGCAACCGGCGGGGCCATCACGGGCGACCTCATCGTCTCCAACGTGCAGGCTCCCTACTGTACCGGAATTTCCGTCACCTATCAGCTCGCTTCCTAATGCACCTCCTACCTCCCAACGCAACTCCGCAGGAGCGGGCACTGTCTGAAGCGACGGCGCGCGTGGGGGACGTGCTCGTTCCGATCCGCACGCTATGGAATCCGCAGACATGCCCCGCCGCGCTTCTGCCTTGGCTGGCGTGGGCAATGTCGGTGGACGATTGGGACGCAACATGGACGGAGCAGCAGAAGCGGGATGTCATCGCGGCATCCGTTGAGGTGCACCGGCACAAGGGCACCATCGGCGCGCTGAAAGCGGCTTTGCGCCCGTTGAATTACGACGTGCAAATCGACGAGCCGAGCGCGCTGCCGTACCAATTCCGAATCCGGCTTGACCCAGGGCGTTCCACCGCAATGGACGTGACGCAGCTTACTTACTCGCGGGCGCAGCAAATCGCTTTGCGAGTCAAAAACGTGCGTTCCTGGCTGACCGGCATGCAGGCCATGCGGCAGAGCACCTCCGCTTTGTATTTTGGCGCCGCAACTGTTTCGGGGTTTCTGGCCTCGATTTATCCCTTGAAGCTGGCCGCGCGCCTCACTGAAGACGGCGGTTATCGGTTGCTAGAAAACTCCGCACTGCGCTCGCTCGAATAGTATGGCCCTCGATTCAAAACTCTCTCAACTGCCGCCGATTGGAACCTACCCGGTTCCGGATTCGCACATTTTCGAGTTGGCCTTTCCGGGGGTTGGCAACTATCAGGCGTATTTCAACTCCGCAGTTCGCGCGAGTCGTCTTGACCAAATGGCCGCGCCCGCCAGCACGGTCTCCTTCAACGGGCAGGCGATCACCAATCTTGCGTCCATCACTCCAGTCAGCACGCTCAACGTCCTCGGCCAGATCAAGGCCGCCAGTGCTTCGACGCAGCTAATTCTCAGCAACTCAAGCGGAACGAGTCAGGCGTCAATGCACTTCAGGCGCGAAGGTGCAGCGACGGACCAAAAACTTTGGGAAATAGTCCATTACGATGATTTGGCGAATGGAAACCTTGCAATTCGAGCCGTCAACGACGCTTACAGCGTAGGTGCGGGGGCAATTGAAATCGGGCGCTTGTCTTCCGGCTTTGGGATTGATTTCATTGCACTGAGCACAAACGGCTCGGAAGCGTTGCGAGTCAATTCGATCCGAAACGTCGGGATTGGAACGAGTACTCCAAGTCAACTTTTGCACGTTTCAAAGACTCAGGCTGCTGGAGCAACAATCATCAAGGTTGAAAACGCTTCAACCGGAGTGGGATCTATTGCTGGTTTTGAAATGGCAACTGGATCAGCAAACACTTATGCAAGTCTTGGTGTAACTGATTCTTCTACTCCATACAGCGAGTGGGCAATTGGATCTGGAGTGACAGGAGGAATGTATATAACTGCAAGAAATAGTTCTGCTCCAATTATCTTGCGTCAGTCATCATCTGAGCGGATGCGGATTGATTCTGCTGGAAACGTCGGGATTGGGACAAGTTCGCCTGCAACTAAACTTGAAGTCAAAGGTGCTGGATTTACAGCAATCTCAATTTCCAATGATAGCACAAACGAATCGCAACTTCGCTTCAACACAAACACTGCGGCACGTATTACAAATCAAGCCAACACAGCTTTGATTTTTGACACAAATGGGTTGGAGCGCGGAAGATTTGATAATGTTGGAAATTTTGGAGTTGGAACAAATAACTTCGGCACGTCTGCGGTTCGCGTGATTGGAATTGCCAATGGAACCGCTCCGACAACCTCGCCCGCTGGAATGGGTCAGTTTTGGGTGGAAAACGGGGCGCTCAAATACAGAGGATCATCGGGAACCGTCACAACTCTTGCACCAGCTTAAACTTATGAACGAAGAACAGATTGCACTGAACAACTTGTACAACGCCAGCCGGTTAGCACCTTTGCCCGCTGACCACCACGAGCAACTGAGGAAGTGCGCCGAACTGCTTCAGTCAAAAATCCTTCCCCCGCCAGCCGAGGAGCCGAAGCCCGTTGAGCAGAAACCGAAGGCCAAGAAACCGGTTGAGCAGAAACCCAAAAGCGTGGGGGCTGCCAAATGAGCGCGCTCTGGAAAATCGAAAACATGGAAGTCCTTCCCACCTTCCAGGGGAAGGAGAACGTGGTCAAAACGGTGCACTGGCGAGCTTTGCTTGAGTCTGAAACTTCCGACCACGTGGTGAGTTCATACGGCTCCATTTCGCTGCCCGTCAAAGACCTCACGCCGTTCACCGAGTTTGAAGACCTGACGGAAGCGGAGGTTGTGGCTTGGGTGAAGGCGCAAATTCCAAATGTCGCCTACATCGAGAGCAGCTTGGCGCAACAGCTCGCTGACCTCGAAAACCCGCCCGTTGTCACGCTCCCGCCACCTTGGCCTTCTGCAATTTGATTCCCTGACCTCCTATGCCCGCAACTTACCAAACTCTCGTCACGAATTACGGACAGGCCGCGCTTGCGTCCGCCATTTCTGGCGGAACAACGGTCCAGCTCGCCACCCTAGTCGTCGGTGACGGCGGCGGATCCGCGACCACCCCGAGCGCATCCCAGACCGCGCTCGTGAATCAGGTTTACTCCGTCGCGCTCAATTCGGTTTCGGTGGATTCATCGAACCCGAACTACATTGTGGCCGAAGCGGTCATCCCGAGCAGCGTGGGCGGCTGGACGATCCGCGAGGCGGGCCTCAAGGACGCCTCTGGGAACCTCTTCGCGGTTGCCAACTACGCGGACACGGTGAAGCCAGTCGTCTCCTCAGGAACGGCGGCGGATCTCGTCATCCGGTTCATCTTCCAAGTGTCGAACACGGCGGCGGTCACGCTCCTCATCGACCCGGCGGTTGTGATGGCGTCCCAATCTTGGGTGCTCAGCCAGGCATACGTGAAGCGGGACGGAAGCGTGGCAATGACGGGGCCGTTGGTGCTCTCCGGCGCGCCGACGCTCAACCTGCACGCCGCCACCAAGTCCTACGTGGACGGCCTCATTGCCACCTGCCAAGCGGCTCTTGGGTTCACCCCGGTGAACAAGGCCGGGGACACGATGACGGGGCCGTTGGTGCTCTCCGGCGCGCCGACGCTCAACCTGCACGCCGCCACCAAGTCCTACGTGGACGGCCTCATTGCCACCTGCCAAGCGGCTCTTGGGTTCACCCCGGTGAACAAGGCCGGGGACACGATGACGGGCTTTCTGACCCTCTCGGGAATGCCCACAGCAACGATGCACGCGGCGCCGAAGCAGTACGTGGACAACGCGGTCACATCGGCCGTTCCGGCAGGCACCGTGATTTACGTCGCAATGGCATCCGCCCCTTCGGGGTATTTGAAAGCAAACGGCGCGGCGGTCAGTCGAACGACTTACGCGGTTTTGTTTGCGGCAATCGGAACGACCTTCGGGGTGGGTGACGGCTCCACGACTTTCAACCTCCCGGATTTGCGATCCGAATTCATTCGCGGCCTAGACGATGGACGCGGAGTGGATTCTGGGCGTGCGCTTGGTTCGCTACAGTCGGAAATGGTTGGGCCGCACACCCACGTTGTGACATCTCCCGGAACGCGTTCAGGCTCGAACAACCAAAACCCCGGCGGAGTTTTGCTTGGCTCTTCAGGGGACGTTGGAAACTACGGCGCGGTTTCAATCACATCCAACTCAAACTCCGGCACCGAAAACCGTCCCCGCAACATCGCCCTCCTTGCAGTGATTAAGTTCTAACCTCCAACCATCGAAACAAATGAAAGCACTCATCGCACGTCTCGCCGAACCGTCCTCCTGGGCGGGCATCGCCGCGTTCCTCGGAATGCTCGGTATTCAAATCCCAACCGACACATACAGAGCCATTACCCTTGCTGGCTCTGGAATCGCCGCCGCTGCCGCCGTCTTGCTGCCTGAAAAGAAATGATCGAACCTGCCGCTTCCTCCTCGCCGGACATCCTCCACACGATCACCGCGCAAGGGCCGCTTGTGGCCGTGCTTGTGGTGGCGATTGTCTGGCTTCAGAAAACAATGTCCATGCAGGCGAGCGAGGCGGCGGCGGCTCTTCGCGCCGCAAACGAGCTTTTCCAGAAAGAGCGAGACGCCCGTCTGGACGCGATGGACGAGCACATTCGGAACCTCGATGCGCGCTCGCAGGCGTGCGAGACGGACCGGATCAAACTTTGGCAAATGCTCGCCCGTCGCCCCGTGCCCAAAGAAGAAAACGCACAAGACGCACACCCTTCCCACTCCTAATTTTGCACCATGCCTGACCAATTTCTCCACGGCGTACAGGTTTCGGAAATCACTTCCGGGCCGCGCCCGATACGCACCGTCAACAGCGCCATCATCGGGCTCGTGGGGACTGCCCCGAACTCCGAAGCCGCAACGTCCGCCTCGCTTACGGTAGGGGCCGCAGCGACCAACAACGGCATCAAATTCACGGCGGCAGCCGCCGGGATCATCGGCAACAACACCGCCGTCCGTATTTTCAACCCCGGCACCAACTCGGCCTCGCTGACCGTGACGGTGACGACCGGCGCGACCAACCTCATTTCCATTTCCCTCGCCACGGACGGGACCGGCGCAGCGACCACAACCGCCACCGCGCTCCTGACCAACCTCAACTCCAACTCGGCGGTGACGGCCCTTGTCACCCCGACGGCGGTCGCGGGATCGTCCGGCGCTGGCGTGGTGCTCACGCAGGCTTCGACCTTCCTCAGTGACGGCAAAGACGCGGCGTTCCCGCTCGACACCCCCGTTCTCGTTCCCGCTGACCGCGCCCTTGCGGCTCGCCTCGGAACCGGCGGCACCTTGCCTGCCGCGCTCAACGCCATTTTCGCCCAGGCTGGCGCCGTCGTCGTTGTGGTGCGCGTTGCTCAGGCGAGCGGCTCCGACACCAGCGCGGGCACGCTCACCAACGTCATCGGCTCCGTTTCCGGCACCGGCCAATACCTCGGAATGCAGGCGCTCCTAGGCGCGGAATCCCAGCTCGGGGTTGTGCCGCGCATCCTTTGCGCGCCCGGCTTCACGCATCAGGCGGCGGGCCTCACCGCGATGGTTTCCATCGCCGACCGGCTCCGCGCCGTCATCGTTGCGGACGGCCCCAACACCACGGACGCAGCCGCCCAGGCTTACGCTGGCAACTTCGGCTCGTCCCGAATCTTTCTTGTGGACCCCGGCGTCCAGATCCTCAACACGGACGGCTCCGTGGGCTACGATTACGCTTCCGCCTACGTGGCGGGCGTGGTGGCCAAGACGGACAACGACCTCGGCTTTTGGTGGTCGCCTTCAAACAAGGAAATTCTCGGCATCACCGGCACCAAGCGCGCGATCGACTTCGTGCTGGGCGACGTCAACAGCCGGGCCAACATTCTCAACTCACAGAACGTTGCCACCATCATCCGCCAGAGCGGTTATCGGGTTTGGGGCAACCGCTCGCTCTCCAGCGATCCGAAGTTTGCCTTCCTTTGCGTTCGGCGGACGGCGGACATGATCAACGACTCGATCCTCCGCGCTCACCTCTGGGCCGTCGACCGGGCGATCTCCAAGACGTACCTCCGGGACGTGGTGGAGAGCGTCAACGGCTACCTCCGCACGTTGCAGGCGCTCGGGGCGATCCTCGGCGGGCGTTGCTGGGCGGATCCCACGCTCAACACCCCGGCGAACATCAGCCAGGGCAAGGTCTACTTCAATTTCGAATTCACGCCTCCCTACCCGGCGGAAAACATCACCTTCCAGTCGCTCCTCACCAACAACTACCTCTCCGATCTCGTTGTCGCCTAACCTTCCTTGACGTATGCCCGCAGCCGCTCAAATCCTCAAGAATTTCGCCATGTTCATCGACGGGCGCGTGTACGCTGGGAACGTCGATTCCGTGCAGCTCCCCGCCCTCACCCTCAAGCTCGAAGACTACCGGGCCGGGGGGATGGACGCGCCCGTGGCGCTCGATATGGGCATGGAGAAGATGGAAAGCACGATCAAGATGAGCAACTGGAACCGCGACGTGGCGGGCCTCTGGGGCGTCGGGCCGGGCTCTCCTAAAATGTTCGCCTTCCGGGGCGCGCTCGAATCGCTCAACGGCACCATCGAACCCGTGGAGGTAATGATGGAAGGCACGCTCGACGACATTCAGCACGACGACGTGACGCCCGGCGCAAAAGCGGGCGTGACGCTCAAGGTCAGCGTCCGGGCGTACCGCTACACGCAGAACGGGCAGGAGGTGCACAACATCGACGTCGTGAACATGAAGCGCGTCATCAACGGCGTGGACCGCCTCACTTCGATGCGCACCGCGCTCGGCTTGAACTAACCAACCAACCAACCAAGACAACCAATGGCTCCTGATTACCTTGACGTACAGCTCGACCACCCCGTCACCATCAACGGGGCGGTCGTGAGCACGCTCCGCGTTCGCAACCCCTCCGCCCGAGACGTGTTCTCGGCGCGGAAGGCGGCGGCAGACAAGGACACGCAGCAGCTCAACCTTCTCGCGTCCCTCACTGGATGGTCTCCCGACGACCTCCTCGAACTCCGCGCGGCTGACTTCGTGAAGGCTTCCGAGACGCTCGACAGTTTTTTTTAATGTCGGATGAGGAATGCCGCCGGGCCATCCTCTTCCTTGCAAACTTCACCGGATGGCCGCTCTCAGAATTGGAGCGGCTTTCTCTTTCCGAGCTTCGGGAATGGGTGGTGTTAGTGCCCAAGCCTCAGTGATTTATGGCCAACCGCAATTTCTCCGCCACCATTTCGATCGGCGCCAAACTTGAGCAGTCGTTCAAGGGCGTCTTTGGCGGGGTTAAACGGGACATCGAGGCGCTCGGGAAGAGCGTAGCGGCAGCCCGTGGCCAGCGGGATCTCATCTCTGGCGTGGTGGGGGCGCGCTCGCAGTTCTCCGCCGCCTCGCAGGCTCTCACCGAGGCGCAGGAATCCGTTGCGCTCTCCCGCAAGTTTGGCGACAAGGCGGACGTTCGAGCGTCGCAGAAACTCGAAGCCGCTGCGATGAAGCAGGCTCTCGCCGAGCGGCGGGCGCTGAACGAAATCACGGCCCACGCCAAGGCAGCCGGGATCAACGTCAAAAAGCTCACCGAGGAAGAGCGCAAGGCGACCGAGCAGCTCGGTAAGCTCGAAACGGAAATGCAGCGGCTTCAGCAGCGGAGCGACCGCATCGACTCCGTGGGGCGCGTGTTCCGTCGGGTTGGTGACGCCGCGCAGCACGTCGGGCAACGTTTCGGGCGGGCTGCGGAAGCATTCAGCGGCGCACGCAACCGGATGCTCCTCTTTACGGCGGCGGCGACCGCTGCGGGATACGCGGTTTACAAGCTGACCAAGGGCTTCATCGACTCGGAAGACAGCCTGGGCGACACCGCTGAGGCGCTCAACATCACGACGGGCAGCCTCAAACAATGGCAGGTGATGGCCGCCACCGTCGGGATCGGGGACGAGAAGCTCAACAAGTCGTTCGCCAAATTCTCGGCCTCCATCGAGGAGGGCAGTGAGAAGACGATCAAGGTGCTCAACGAACTCGGCCTTTCCCAAGAGAAGCTGAAGGGGCTTCCGCTCGGGCAGCAAATCGCCATCATCGCGGACAAATTCAGAAACTACTCGGGGAAGATGAACCAAGCGGCGATGGTTCAGGCGCTCTTTGGTAAAGGGGCGACCAACCTTGCCACCGTGTTCCACATGAGCCGGGCGGAGTTAGACGGATTCCTGGAACGCTCAAAAAAAATCGGGTACATCCTCGACAAAGAGGGGGTGCAAAAGGTGAGCGCGATGGCCGCCAGCATGGACACGCTGGACATCGCCCTCAAAGGCACGCGCAACACCATCGCGCTCGGGCTCGCCCCGGCGATCACCCGCGTCGGCGAAGCCATCACCAAGTTCCTCACTGAGCACAACGACGACATTCGGAAGTGGGCGACGGAGTTCGGGGAAACGCTCGAAAAGGAGCTTCTCCCGGCGGTGAAAGAGTTCCTCGTGGAGCTTCCCGGAATGGCTCAGAAATTCGGCGAGTTCGCCGGGGGCGTTTGGAAAGTTGTCACCGCAGTCAAAGACCTCATGGGCGGCTGGGGCGGGCTCGCGGCGGCTCTCACCATTGCCAACTTCACCCCCGTCTTCGCCGCGTTCGGTCCGTGGGGCCTCGCCGTTGAGGCGGTCGCCATTGCAGTCGTGGCGCTTTACAACAACTGGGACAAAGTGCAGGCCAAGGTGGCCGAGTGGGGCAAGGCGACGGCGGACATCATCCGCGAGGTGGCGGGCGTCTTGAAAGAGGCGTGGGGACCGGCCTTCGACTGGATCGAGGCGAAATTCAAAGCGATCGGCGGCTTCATCAAGACTTGGGTGATCGACCCCTTCCTTTCGTTTGCGGACAAGCTCGAAAAGCTCATCCCGGACGTGAGCAAATACCTCCCGAGCGCCCCCACCGGCGCCTCAGGCGCTTACATGGGCATGGCCGGAGCGCCGGGCCTTGGGCTCATCTCGCAGGACCAAATGCGGCGGCTCACGCCGGGGGCAGGGACGATGAACAACAACGTCAGCGTCACGATCAACGCGCCGGGAGCCAACGGGGACGAAATCGCCAACAAACTCCGCGAGAATTTGCGGCGCAAGCCGCTCTTCGACCAGAACTACGTCCTCGCGCCCCAGTAGCCTATGAGCGTCCAAATGATCCTCGGGTTTTTCCCGTTCAGCGTCTCGACCGCCGCTTACGACGAACTCACCCGCGCGCACTCCTACGACTGGGCTGAGCAGCGCCGCGTGGGCCAGCTCCCCCGTCTCCAATTCACCGGGCCGAACTCGCCCGTCATTCAGCTCCGGGGAACCCTCATCCCACCATTCACCGGCACCAGGGCGAACGTCGCTCGGATCCGGCTCATGGCGGAGCAGGGCAAGCCGCTCCTCCTCATCGCCGGGACGGGGCTTGTGCTGGGGCGCTGGGTCATCACCGAAATCAGCGACACGGGCACTTTCTTCGCCCCCAACGGGCAGCCGAGGCGGACCGAGTTCAACCTCGCGCTCAAAAAATACGACGACGGGGCCGGGCCGTTCCAGCAGGCCCTCACCAAGATTTCCAACCTCGCGGCGTCAATCGTTTAGGCCATGCAATACCGAACCAAAGACAGCGAGATGCTCGACGAAATCCTCTGGCGCGTCTTCGATACGACCGAGAAGCAGGTGCTCGAAAAGACGCTGGCGCTCAACCCTGGGCTCGCGGACTACGGGCCGACGCTGCCCTCCGGGCTCCTCCTCGAACTGCCGGAGAAGCCGCTCAAGGACGTGACGGCCAGCACGCCGATCCTCTACGCATGACGCCGCAATTCCGCATTCTTTCCAACGGGAGCGACCTCACGACGGACTACGCGCCCCGGCTGCTTTCGCTCGAAGTGGTGGACTCGACGGACGAGCAGAGCGACTCGCTCAGCCTGACCCTCGATTGCGCGCGCGACGGCGAGAAGCTCCTACCCATCCCGCAGCGGGGCGACCGCATCGAAGTTTGGATCGGCTACGGCAACGCCCTCGTCCGGGTGGCGAACGCCTTCGTCGTGGACGAAATCGAAATTGAGGGGCCGCCCGACACGCTTTCCGTCCGGTGCAGCTCCACCGCCTTCACTGCCGACACGTTCAAGGGCACGAAGTCGCTCGTCACCCGGCGCTCGGCCTCCTACGACAACACGACGGTCGCTGAAATCGTGAACGCCGTGGCGAAGCGGAACGGGCTCCAGGCATCCGTGGCGGACGAGATTGGAAGCCTTCAGATCCCGCACCTCGACCAGACGAACGAGAGCGACACCTCATTCCTCCTCCGCGTTGTCCGGCAGGCGGGCGGCATCCTCAAGCCGCAGGACGGGCGCATCGTGGTGCTCGCCGAGGCTGGCGGGACGACGACAAGCGGGGAAAACGCCTCGATCACCATCACGCCGGACGTGGTGACGCGCTGGCGCGTGCAGCACGGGACGAAGCTCAACGACGTGAAGAAGGTGAAGGTGCAGCACCACGACTACAACGCAGCCCAAACGCTTTCGGTCAGCGCCGAACTGAAGAAGTCGGCGACGTGGAAGGAAGCAACGGAGGGGGTGGAATAATGCCGGGGACGATGACAGAAGCGACCGGGGAAGAGGGCGACATGGCTCTCCTCTACCACGCCGCAGACGGGACCAACGCCCAGCAGGAGGCGGAATCGTGCGCCCGCCGGATCGAGCGCCGGGGTCGCGCTTTCGAGGTCGAAATGCCGGGGAACCCGGACGTGGCGGCTGGGATGAACATCACCCTTTACGGCTTCCGGGACGGCGTGGACGGCGAATGGGTTGCCAAGATCGTCCGGCATCGAATATCACGGGACGGCTGGCGGACGGTGATTCAGGGCGAGGGCACTGACGGCGCTTTCCTCGCGCAGAAAGCCAAGCGGCTCGGAGGTGAGTTTCAGCCTCGGGCAAAGAGCACTCCAACCGAATAGCGGAATGTTTTGGATGGTTCTGGGCGGCGGTCTTCATCGCTGCGGACGATGGAGAGGATTGCACCTGACGCGCGCGCCGCGTTGCGGTGTTTCTCGCTTTGCGGCCCGTGAATGTATCGGGCAGCGGTCGCCATCTGGCGGTGGCCTAGGAGGTCAGCAACCTCCCGCTGGCTCGCCCCGGCGCGGTGAGCGAGAGAGCCGACCGTGTGGCGGATGTCGTGGAGGCGCACCTCGGGCCGGATCCGCGCGGCGGCTTTGAGGTTGCGCCACATCCTCTGGTGCCCCTCGATGGGGCCGCCATCACGCCCCGGCAGGACGAAGAGCGACGTGCGAGGCAACTCGGCCAGCAGCTCGACGACCTCGGGAGGAAGCGGCACGTCTCGCGCCCCCGTTTTGCTGCCTTCGTGCGGGATCCGCAGCCGGGCGTTTGGCAGGTCCACCCACGACCAGAGCGCGCGCCTCCACTCCCCGCAGCGGCAGCCGGTCAGGAGCAGCAGCCGGACGAGGGTGGCGAAGGACGGCATCCAACGGGGCGAGTCCAGCTCGGCCCAAAGGCGGGCAACCTCGTCGGGCTCCAGCAGCGTCTCCCGGGGGGCCTCGGGGAAGTCCTCGATGTCCTCGCACGGGTTCGAGTGCCGGGGGCGCATTCCCCACTTCTCGGCGAGGCGGAATGCCACCCGGAGCATTTCAAAAACCCGGTTGCAGTTCGTGGGGCGCGGCGCGAGCTTGCGGTGGAGGCGCAGGAGGTCAGCCTGGGCGATGTCTGCCACGGCGGGGTTCCCAAGCGCAGGCAGCACGTGCAGCCGCCACGCGATTTCGTAGTTTCGGGCCGTGCCCTTGCGCTTCTGGGCCGCGTGCTCGGCCATGAAGCGATCCCGCAGCTCCTCCAGCCGGGCCGCTTGGCGGCGCCGCGTCCGATCGGCTTTCGGGTCGCCCCCGGCCCGCACGGCTTTGAACGCCTCGCGGGCCATCTCGCGCGCCTCCTCGGGGTGCAGCTCCTCAGACGTCCCGAGGGTCAGCAGCCGCCCCGTCCCCGTGTGGGTTCGGTAGCGGACGACAAAGGACCGGCGCCCCGACTCCAAGACGCGCAGGCCGAAGCCGGGCAAGACTGCATCCCACGTGAACCCGACCGCAGCGGCTTCGACACTGCGGACGGTGAGTTTCTGGCGGCTTTCAGGCAACAGGGCTCTCCTTTGTTCCGTTCTGGATTCGAACCTTGCCGTCGGCATCAATTTCGAAATCTACGCGGTCGCCGCAGGTTAGTCCGTGCGCCGTAACGATTGCGGCCCAAATACTTCCCGCATTTACGTTGGCAATTCGGCAAACTCTCTCTTCGTGCTTTGACGTGACTTTTACACCCAAGGGGGAAGCCCCTTGGCTTGGCGGGATGAACAGGCGGAATGCCTGCACCGTCTCGGCAGTGTTTCGGATCACAGCGCGGGCTTCTTTGAGTTCAGCGCGGAGGCCGTGGATGGTTTCACGCAGGCTCTCGCAATCGGAGCCTTCGCAGCCATTGCCGCCACGGCATTTGCAAATGAGATTACGGCTCATTCCACCACCTCCTGCGATTCAGCTTCATTCCCTACCGGCACAAGCACCTCAATCAATCGCTTCTCCTTGCCGTCAATAAATCCCACCCCAGCCCCTTTTAAAGCAGCTCCATTTGGTAAAGCCGCAGCCAATTTCATAAGGTCATTTACAGAAATGCCTCCGATTATCGTAAACATAACCCTCATTTCGCCACCTCCTCTTTGGATGCGGCTATCAAGGCGTCGGCTTGAGCAAGCGCAACATCCTCATTTGTTGCCAATTCTGGGTTTGCACAACCTCCAGCCAGTAACATCGCCGCAATCTCCAGCCGCGATGGCTCGGGTCTTGCAACCATCGCGCTGATCTTTTCTTTGCGATGATCCGCAACTTTTTTCCAGTGCTTCCATTCGCCTTCGGCGTTTCTTAGCTCGGCTTTGAGCTTCACCACCTCAGCGCGCGCTTCGTCGCGGTCATCCTCAGCTTTTGAACGTGCAACGAGGAGCATTGCGGAAAATGCCTCTTCGTGTGCGAGTTTCGCTTTCAGCTGCTCAATCGTTGCGCGCGCTGTATGCGGGCAGGTTTCGGTGTTTTGGTGTTCGCTCATTGTGCGCAGTTGGGGTTCATTGTCCGCAAACGCCCGCAATGGGGCGCAAGCGGCTCGGGTTCAGTTTCTTAGGTTTTGCAACGGGTTGCAAGGGGGCGCAATCGCGCTCAATCGGATACCTTCAGGCTCATAACCTGAAGGTCACAGGTTCAAATCCTGTCCCCGCAACCAACAATATCAGGCACTTAGGTCGGTTCCGCCCTCGGGGGCGGCTCTGCCTTGTCCGCAGGTTGTCCGCAAAAATGGCGCGGAAGATATTCGATTTCCCAAGTCGGGTGAAACACCCCACGGCTGCCCTCGCTGGAAACGGCGCGGATGCAATCTCCTTTGGAGCTTGTCACGCGGAAGATAATGCGCCCCATGAAGAGAAATTCCGCCCCCCTGTAAGCTGGCACCCCATACGTTTTGCGAATGTAAGCAAGACTCACGGATACACCTCACTTTCGAGTTTATGAACGCGGCGCCGCCATTGGTCTATAAGGTCAGAATTGAAAGGCGTGTTACACATCGAAAGCAGCTCCATTGCTTCCTCAAGTTGTCGTTTTAGTGCCTTGTACTCCTTTGGCTCCTGCGCCATCAGCGCTGCCTCCAACTCAATAGAATACGTCTGCAACTCAGCAACTCGCGCCTTCAACCCGTCCAGTCGGCGAATGAGCGCAAGGATGCTCGGGGGTTCCGGCGGGAGCTTGCTTCCAACGACATCAACCACCGAGGTCAGCGTTGGCAGCGCGCCCCAGAAGCCGTCGGGGTTCACAGGTTGGTCGCTCATTTCGGGCACTCCGGGTTGAGGCACACAAACACCCCTCCGCAAACGTAGGGCCGCCCGTTTTCGCCGACTTCAACGTCCGGCTCCTCCGTCATCACCCACCCGCAAACCACGCACTCTTCCTCGTCGATTTCTTTTTGTGGGTCGTTCATTGCGCCACCTCCTCGTCTTCTTCTTCGTTGGTTATGAGTTCGGCCACGACCTCAACCTCTTGCCCGTCAAACCGGTCTCCGGTGTTGAATTTCGCCGTCCAAACGTGTTTGGAAAACGAGTTCTTGAGAGTCCAATCCGCGATCGATCGAACACAGTCGTCAGGGCGCTCGGTTTCCTTGCGCTTGAACAGCCGCCTTATTCTCAAAAAAAGGAAGACATGGACGCCCGCAGAGGCGACCCCAATAACGCCCGCACCGATTACAACAAGCGAATCAGGTTGGTTCACTTGGCCTCCTTCCCCTTCTGCCGTTCGGCTTCCATCCACTCCATGGCGGTGACGCGCGCGGAGGCTTCGTCGAGCGCCAGCACAGAAGGCCACCCCAACTCTTGGAACACCCACACCCGAGCATCTTTTGCGTCGGCTTTGCATTCGATCCCAGGAGCAGCGACTTGCCAGTTTTTCGCGCCCCAATCCGGGGCAACCGGTTTGGCCTCGACGACCGTTTCCTTTTTCCCGTGCTCGTTGAGCATTTGAGCCCGGAACGATTTCACGGCTCCAACAAACTCAGCCGCGCTCTCCACGCATTCGACGCACAGCGCATGCACGTCTTTCTGTCCTGGAGACCAATTTGAGATAAACAACCGTGTCGCTACTACCTCGGCTGATTCAAGTAGAGCAAGCAGCTCTTGTTTGCTTTTGACCTTAGACATAAAGCTTAGGGCCTTCGGTGTAGGTTGGTTTCTCGGGCACAATCGGGACGATTGAGCGCAGGTTTCGGATGGTTTCTTGTTTTACGGCAGCGCAGCCGCTCAGGAAGAGCGCCGCGAATAGGATGATGATGGATTTCATGCGGTCTAATTTTCTAAGCTCCAGCCAATAGGCGATTGAAAAGACGGTGATGCCTATGCAAGCAACCGGAATGACTACGCAGGCGCGCAGGGTTTCTTTCACCACGGACAAGGCGCGCTTCATTGCGCCACCTCCTTTGCGGCCTCCTCGCGCTTTTTCTTGCGCAGGTAATGTCCGACCCTCAGCGGAAGGCTCGCTTGTTCGATTTCGATAAACCGTTTGGTCCATTCGTCCGAAGTCGGGACTTGGAAACATAGGTTAACCAATTCGCTCAGGTAGCCAGCGAGTTCGTCTCGCTCAGCCTCGATTTGTCGCGCAAAAAGCGCGGATACGGTTTCGTTTGTCATTCAGTCTTCTTTGGTTACGCGGCGCCATACTTTGCAGGCAATGGCACCGCAGGTGATTTGGTCTTTTCTCTGCATCGCAAAAGTCTTCCCGCAGCCACCGCAAACCTGCGGGGACTTCATGAGTTCGGACGTGTAAGCGTCGTGGCATTCGAAGCAAAGCTTCCGCCGCCCGCCCCCAGCGAAAACTCGCCCGCATTTGCACTCGGTCGGAACCGGGGCGTTCGCGGGGCGGCTGTATTTCCCGGACGCCTCCTCGGCCAGCAGCGCGGCGTGGAATTCCTCGGCGAGGGAAACGGCGCGCTTCGCCGTCCCACGCTGCGGCGCCACCCGGTGAATGTAGGTGGGTTTCCCGTTGAGAAGGGCGATGTTCATTTTGTGACTTTGAGCTTTTCCACCACTCGGATCCCAGGCAGCCCGACCACGTGCCCGGCGTCGCGCATCCGTTTCAGTTCGGAGAGGATGGCCGCCCTCCTTGGGGTCAGCTCCACGAGCATTGGCGCGATCTCATAGAGGAGCCGGAGGTCCTCAATCTCGAAGTCCAACTCGGCCTTCACCCCTGAGACTGCCGGGGCCGTGAACCGCGTGGCCTCCTCGGCGGCGGCGGCACGCGCGGCAGCTTGGGCGGCGGCAGCTTGCGCGGCCTCCTGAGCCTGCTTCTCCCGAGCCGTGCGGGCTTCCTCGGCAGCAATCCGGCGGGCCTCCTCGGCGGCGGCGCGGGCCTTGGCCTCGGCCTCCCGGCGGGCGGCCTCGGCGGCTTCCCGGCGCTTTCGCTCCTCCTCGGCGGCGTAGGACGTCACCAGCCCGGTCAACCGCTTTTCCTCCTGGGCAGCATCGCCGCCGAATGATTTCGCCGCGTCGTCGATCTTTTTCCCCAGCTCCAGGAGCGGAGCTTTCACGGCCTTCCGCGATTCCTCCAGCCGGTTCCGGAAGCTCGCGAGGTCGCGGATCACCTCGCGAATGGTGACCGACTCGGCGGCGTTGGTGCAGACCTGCAGCTCGTCCGCCCGATCGAGGAGCGTCTCGCGCAGCTCAATGGCGGCGCGGTTAGCGGTCAGGCCGAAACCGTCGCCGGTGAGTTTGAAAACAGTGAGTTCAGTGTTTGGTGTGGGTGTCATGGTTTGTGATTTTGTAGTGGTCTGCAGTCAGCCCGAAAGTTTTTGCGGCGGCTCGGGCCTCATCCGCCGTCTCAAAGCGGGTGCACGCCACCCGGTCCTTTGCGCTCACCCATGCGTCCCGCTGGCGGGGGCCGAAGCCCTCCACGATCAGGAAACAGCCGGTTTCCCGGTGCTGGATGGTGAACGCCATCACCGCAGCGATTTCAGGAGCTTCACTGCGCCCAAGAGGGAGCAAAGCCCCAAGATGTAAAGCCCAAGGCCGACCCCCTCGGGAAGGCCGGCAAACTTGGCGAGAAGCACGTCGGCGGCAAAAAAGCCGACAAGAATGCAGGCCAGCCCAAAGGTGAACCGCATACGACTGCGGCGGACGTTTCGTGCCTCGATGCCAAGGCGCTCGTGGGCGGGGAGTGTGGGGCGAAGAACGCCCTTGGAAGTAGTGAATTTCATGGGTTTGGAAAGGTGCGCCTCCCGGAGGAGGCGCGGGTTGCTTAGGCTTCGATCATCCCGCCTTCTTCTTCCGGGCCGTACATTTCGACCATCATGGCCACGCGATCCTGCCATGGTGTAGAGGCAAACGCCTCCTCGGTGTCGTGGCCGTCAATGTCAACATACGTGCGCCAGAGGTTCAAACTTTGAGCGATTTCGGTGTAAGTGGGCTTGGTGTTGTTGTTCATAACGGGGTGAATGCTTGCAAATGCAAGCGCCCGAGGAAAGCAGAAAATTCTCTTTTCGCGCATTTTGTTCGCAAGTCCCTCGGGCTGAAAAGAAAAGCGCCCCCCGAAAATCGAGGGGCGCTGTACTTTACCGCGAGTTTTTCTTTTCGTACTCTTCCACACCCGCCAGAGGGTAAAGCACTTTCCCGCCCACTTTTACGTAGGGCGGTCCTTGCCTCCGACTCCGCCACGTGGTGAGGGTTGCGAGTTTGATTTCCTGTCTCCAGCGCTCCAACAGCTCGTTTTGCGTCAGGTATTTTTTTGATGGGTCAGTCCCACTCGTTTGCATTTGCTCCCTCTTGAGCGGGTTCGTTTGCGGGGGCAGTTTTTGTTGGCGTTGGCAGCAACTCCGCATCCACTTCAGGAGCGGGGGCCGAGGCTCTTCTCCGCGTTCTGGGCGCGGGTGGGGGGAGCACTTCTTGCGCAGGCTCAGAGGGCTCCGAAGGGGCCGAAGGCTCGGTAGCCTGCGGCGAACTGGGGGCGGATTGGATCGACGCGTTGAGCGCGTCCACGGCGGAGGATTTGACCGAAACCGGCGTCACGTCGATCGTGCCGGCGTCCTCGACCTCCTCGGCGGCGTGCATCCCGTTGAGCACGTCGGGCGCGTAGAGCCTACCGAAGAACGCGGCGGCACGGTAACGGCCCATGAGGTCCGGCATCGTCTGCCATTTCGAGCCTGGCTTCGTCCACCAGCCCTCGCGGACGGCGGTCTCAAATGATACCGGCGGCCCTTCGAGCACCTCGCCGGTCGCCTTGTCGTATGCCCACGCCACGAACTGGGCGTTGCGTTTCAGCTCGGTGCTTTCGGTTTTGAACTGGCGCTTGTTCTCCCGCTTGTCCCACCACGACCGCTCAGAAACGACCGTCTGGGGCCCGAGTTCTTCGACTCGGAAGCGTAGCGGGGAGAATCTCCCGCAGGCGTTGAGCGCCGCGATGATGAACGAGGAAGACCACGAGGGGCGGCCCTCGATGATATGAAGGCTTTGCATCACGGCGAGCGGACTCGCTCCGATCCGCTGGGCCATCTCCAGCGCGATGAGGGCGTTCCCGATTTTCTCCCCGCGATAAGCTTCGGGGACGAGGTCCGAAGAGCACAGGCACCGGGCCATGCGCTGGGCCGCCTCAAAGGCGTCCAAGTTGGCAAATGGGCTTAGGGCCGACGACGTAGACGGGTTGTGGATTGCTAGGGTGTTGTCACTCATTGGTTGTTCTTGGTTTTAGTTTTGGTTTTTCAATGCCCACGCGGGCAGGGAAAGGGGTTGGATTGTGGGCGGGTACCCCGGCCACGTGTCGGTCTCCAGGCATCGAGCAAAAGTCCGCAAATCCGCGCGGTACTCCTCACGCCCTTTGCTCAAAAAAATGTCATCCGCTGCGTATACTGCTGTCAAATAGGGCGGTTCTTTCTCCACGGCGATGAAGGAGAATACCTCTATGTCTGCGTCATTCCGGCGCAGGCCGTCGAGGTACATGGCAGCCTGGACGTGGTAGCGGTACGTGGCGCAGGAGCGGGCAAACGCCGCCGGGCTCGCGTCCTCCGTTGTCTTGAGGTCCGCCACAATCCCCCGGCACGTCACCGAATCGGGACGCCCCCGGCATAGGATCCCGGTTTCCTCGTCCTCCCAGAAGACGCTTTGCTGAAACTCCGCGTCTCCGGTCAGGAGCGCCCGAGCGGCAGGGTGCGCAAGCAGGGACTCGCGTTGTCCGCAGAGGGCTTCCCACTCGGAAGCCGTCACCGGCTCGCGCCCTTGGCTCTCCACCTCGGCAACAAACTCCTTCCAAGCTTTCTGTTGCTTGGACGTGATGGCGGCAGGGGCCGGGCAAACTACGTGCTCGGCGCCGTCGAACATCAGCGAATCGAGCAGCGTCCCCCAACGGAGGGCGGCGGTCCGCTCGCGCTCCGGGTTGGCCAGCTTCCATTTGTAACGGGCCGGGGCGACGTGCAGCTCGTCGAGCCAGTGCTTCGAGATTGCGGAGCGATCCGCGTGGTATTGCGCAGCCGGAAGGCCGCGCACGATTCGGTTGGGTGTCGTTGTCATGCTTGGGAAAGGTAAGGGGCGACACGCTCCCAGTGGGAGCGGGTGAACTCGCGCAGGTGCCCGACGGGGCCGCCATGCCAGATCCGCACGGCGTCCTCAGGGGTTGGCATCCGCCCCAGCATCGAGGGCCGGGTGAAATGCGAAAGGTACAACCTCCCGAGCGCCCGAGCTTTCACCGGGTGAGCCAGGTCAGAGGTTTTCCACCGCGTTCCATACGTGGCGTTGAGCATCGTGATGTATTTCTCCCCGACCGTCAGCGTCCCGCCGTTGGCCCGAGCGATGGCGTCCAGAATTGCGTCGATGTCCATCCGTGTCCTCCCGCTGCGAATCAGCGCAACGGGCCGCATGGCAGCGCGGGAGAACCTTCGGCGGAAGGCGGAGTGTGCGGATTCTTGCGGCTTCATGCGGGGGCTTGAGCAACTTTGCATTGCGTTTCCTTGCAAAAGCAAGAAAAAAACTTACGCTTGCAAGCATGAAGACAGACTTCAAAGCAGTCATCGCGGCGCTGGATGAGCGTCGAAAACTCAAACACCTCAGTCGCCGCAAGTGGCTCGCCCGTGCGGACGTGCAGGAGAGCACCTTCTACCGTTGGCTCCAGGGTAAAACGACGCCCCTCCGCACCACGGTGAAACGCCTTTCCGCCGCGTTGGATGAGCGTTGAGCTTCGACCCTACCAAGCCCAAGCGGTTGAGAGCGTCCGCGAATGCCTGAGGGCCGGGCGCAAGGCGCCGCTCCTCGTCGCTCCGACCGGCGCGGGCAAAACGGTCATGTTCTCGCACATCACCGAGGGCGCCGCCCGCAAGGGGAAGCGGGTGATGATCCTCGCGCACCGATCCGAATTGTTGGACCAGACCTCGCGCGCGCTCCGGGGGCTCGGCGTGCCGCATGGCATGATTGCGGCGGGGCGTACTCCCGACAAATCCGAGGCGGTTCAGGTTGCGGGCGTCCAGACCCTCGTCCGGCGGCTGGACAAGACCCCGCCCCCGGATCTCCTCATCATCGACGAGGCTCACCACGCGGCTGCGGGGAGTTGGCGGCAGATCGTGCAGGCGTTCCCGAAGGCTCGGATCCTCGGCGTGACGGCCACCCCCGAGCGGCTCGACGGGCGCGGGCTGGGAGACGTGTTCGACGACCTTATTCGCGGGCCGGAGGTCGCGGACCTCATCGAGGCGGGCTTTCTCTCGCGCCCCGTGTACTACGCGCCCCCGGGCGCCGACCTCGGCGGCATACGCACCACGGCGGGCGACTACAACCGAGGCGACGCCGAGAAAGCAGTGGACAAGCCGACGATCACAGGGGACGCCGTGGGGCATTACCGGCGCCTTTGCGACGGCGTTCCGGCGGTCGCCTTTTGCGTCTCGATCCGCCATGCGGAGCACGTGGCCGAACAGTTCCGGTCGGCGGGGTATCGGTGGGCCGTGCTGGACGGGACGATGACGCCCGAGGCGCGGCGGCAGGCCGTGGCCGACCTCGGCTCTGGGCGGCTGCACGGGCTCAGCTCGTGCGACATCATCAGCGAGGGGTTTGACCTGCCTTGCGTCACCGCCGCGATCCTCCTTCGCCCCACAAAGTCCCTTTCGCTCTACCTTCAGCAGGTGGGCAGGGTGCTTCGGACGCACCCGGCCAAAACGCACGCGATCATCTTGGACCACGTGGGCAACGTCCCCCGGCACGGGCTCGCTGAGGAGGTCCGCGAGTGGACGCTTGAGGGCGCGAAGGCGCGGAAAAAGAGGGTCGCGTCCGACGAGGTTCGCAACCGGCAGTGCCCGGCGTGCTACGCGGTCCACGCCTTTCGCCCCACCTGCCCCCTCTGCGGACACGAATACATCGTGAAAGCCAAAGCGCCCGAGCAAGTGGACGGCGAACTGAAGCAGCTCAACCCCGAGCAGCTTGTCAGCCTTGCAAATCGGAAAATGCAAGGTCAGGCTCGCTCCCTTCCCGAACTCATCGCCTTGGGCAAAGCGCGCGGCTACCGCAACCCGGCGGCATGGGCCGCGCACATCCTTCGGGCGCGCGGATACGGGGCAAAGCTCGAAACCGCCACCGCATGAACGAAAACACGCTCCAGGCGCAAATCATGCGCGCGATCGGCAGCCGCTCCGATTGCAGGGTTTTCCGCAACCACGTCCGCACGCTCAAAGACGACCGGGGGCAGTGGCATCAGTTCGGCCTCTTCCCCGGCTCGGCGGACATCGTTGGCATTCAGACGGTCGAGCACGCGGGCCGGACGTTCGGAATCTGGTTTTCGATTGAGGTGAAGGCACCGGGGGCGCGCACGGATCCCAAGCGGCTCGCAGCGCAAAAGAATTGGCGCGATTTCATCCTGAGCCGCGGCGGAAAAGCAGGTTTCGCAAGTTCAGTCGAAGAAGCGGAGCGAATCCTTGAATAAAAAAGGCTTGCATTTGCAAGCGACCGGGGAAGAATTGGCGCCGCTATGAAAGTCATCGAAACAATCCTCTCCCTATTCCCTGAAGAACAGCAGTGCATCCGTATTGAGAACGACCCCTACATGACTTTGGTCATTGAACGGATTGGTCTTGGTCCAAACGGCAAGCCATCCATCAGCGTTGCTCACTACTACGAGCAAAACGGGGACCTCATGCGCGACCCTGAAATGACGTTTGAGCAAGGCGGGCTCGGCTGGGTCCCGCTCAGCTTCACTCAAGACGGGCTGGGGCTTTACCAAGAGGCAATTTGGAAAGACGAAGAGTCAGGAAGCGTTCTGATTCGCACGAGGCTGTTTAAACAGCTTCAGAGTTTTGCACGCACTTGGAGCAGCAACCTCCGCGCGCAGGGCTTTATCAAAGCCGCGAAGGCAAAAGCCCACTCCCGCGCAACCGCCTAACCAACCCGCCCCCCGGCGACCCCGGGGGGCACTACTTTTCCAGATCATGCAAGTTCAGATTTTGTCTCAGACTGACCGGAGCTTGAGGGCAACATGCGGCAAAAAAACCGCCTTTGTCTATCGGGCAACCACAGGCGTATGGGTGACATGCGAGAATGCCTCACACCAAGTTTGGCGCGGCGGAGGGCGTACTTTTGCAACATGGCACGAGGCCCAAAACGGCTACAAGTCACCCGAAATGCGCGCGATCATCCAACTGGCGCAAGAGCAGCTCATGGCGGCCATTGTTTAATCACCCGCCCCCGGCGACCCCGGGGGCATCACTTTCCGCCCTATGGACTTTGACAGAATCAACGATGCAGCCCGCGGCTGCCTTGAATCCCTCCTTCACGCTTGGTTTCCAGCCGGAAGGCGTGAAGGACCGGAGTGGAAAGTTGGCTCTCTTCAGGGCGAGCCGGGCCGTTCGCTCTCGATCAGCCTCCGAACCGGCGTCTGGAAGGATTTTTCCTCCGACGAAGGCGGCTCGGATCCGATTTCCCTCCTTGCAGCGATCAAAGGGTGCGACATGGGCGCCGCCGCCCGGGAGTTGGACGAACTCCTTCAGCTCGGCGAGTTCCCAAAACGGGAAGCCGCCCAGGCGGTCCCAAAACGGGAAGAGTGGGAGCCCCTCCCGCACGCTCCAGCAGCGGCGCCGCCCGCGAGCTTCGACCATTTCAAGCACGGGGCGCCGAGCGCCGTTTGGACGTACCGGGACGCCGAGGGCCGGATCATCGGACACGTGTGCCGGTTTGACCTCGGGGACGGGAAAAAGGACGTCTGCCCGATGGCATGGTGCCGGAACGCCGAGGGCCGGGAGCGGTGGAAATGGAAGAGCTTCCCAAAGCCGCGCCCCCTTTACGGGCTGGACGAGTTGGCAGCCAAACCCGCCGCCCCTGTGCTCGTCGTCGAGGGGGAGAAATGCGCGGACGCCGCCCGCGCGCTTCTTCAGAACGCCGTCGTCATCTCGTGGCCCGGGGGAGGGAAAGCGGTTGGATACACCGACTGGACCCCCCTCGCCGAGCGCCGGGTCACCGTTTGGCCCGACGCGGACGAGCCGGGCAGGGCAGCCGCCGAGCGCATCGCCGCGATCCTTGACGCCTCAGCTGCTTCGGTGCGGGTGCTCGCCGTCCACGGGCGTACCGAGGGCTGGGACGTGGCTGATGCCATCAGTGAGGGCTGGACTGAGGCGGACATTCGGGGGGCGCTGAAGGCCGGGCAGATTGGAGAGCCTGAGCCGGTTTACCAGTCGGAGGAGCAGGAGGCGCCGCGCGTGCAGCAGGTACACCCGGCAGACATGGAAGAACCGTTAGGCTATTCCGGCGCACATGCTGAGGAGCGCACCGATTCAAACGAAGACGACTGGCCTTTTCGCGTCCTCGGCTACAACAAAGGCGCGTATTTCTACCTTCCCGACGGGTCGCAGCAGATCATCGCGCTTACCCCAAGCGAACACCGCGAGCTTCCCCTCCTTCAGCTTGCCCCCGCGAATTTCTGGGAAAGCCAATTCCCGGCCAAAGAAGGCGCAAACTACAAAGCCGCCGCAAACTGTCTCATCCAACTTGCCCACCGGCAGGGAATGTTCTCGCACAAGCAGATTCGTGGGCGAGGGGCGTGGATCGACGGCGAGGCAACTATCTACCACCTTGGGGACCATCTTGTGGTGGACGGGATCCGCGTTCCAATCCGGCAGCACCGAAGCCGCTACGTTTACGAGTTGGCCGAGCACATTGACGCCCCAGAGGCTGCCCCGGCCCCCAACGCCGAGGCCGTGAAGCTTCTCCGGGTTTGCGAACTCATGCCTTGGAAGCATCCGCTCCACGCAAAATTCCTCGCGGGCTGGCTTGTTTTGGCTCCCATTTCTGGCGTGCTTCAGTGGAGGCCGCACGTCTGGATTAACGGGCCGAGCGGCACGGGCAAAAGCTGGATCCTCTCGAACGTCGTTCAAAGGCTCATCGGGTCAGCGTGCATCAACGTCCAATCCGCCACCACTGAGGCAGGCATCCGGCAAAGCCTTGGGTGCGATTCACTCCCCGTAATTTTCGACGAGGCCGAGAGCGAAGACAAACGCGGGCAACAGCGGATTCAGGCCATTCTTGAACTTGCGCGCGGAGCTTCAGCGGAAACTGGGGCAGGCATTGCCAAGGGCACCGCAAGCGGTGAAGCGATGGTGTTTCGGATGCGATCGAGCTTCTGCTTTGCTTCGATCGGCGTGGCGGCGACCCAAAAGGCGGACGTTTCGCGCATCACCTCCCTTGAGCTTCAAAAGGCGTTCGGGAAAACCGGGGAAGAGGCGTTTGCGCTCCTGAAGCGGCTTGTGAACGAAACGGCGGCGGATCCGGCTTGGTGCGACTCGGTTCGAAGCCGGTCGCTTTCGATGTCCAAGGTCATCCGGTCAAACGCAGCGGTTTTTGCTGCTTCAGTGGCGGCGCACCTTGGGGACCAGCGCGTGGGCGATCAACTCGGGACGCTCCTTGCGGGCGCGTTCAGCCTCACATCAGCGAAGGCAGTCGATAGAGCTTTTGCCGATGATTGGGTTCGCTCCCAAGATTGGGGCCATTGGGTTCCAGAGGATGCAGACAAAGACGAGATTCGAGCCTTTTCGATGCTCTGCGAGGCGACTCTCCGCATCGACGGAGACGGGGCTCCGAAGACGGTTTCTGTGGGCGAACTTGTGAAGGCCGGGATGCGGGGCGAAGAGGTTGCAGTGCTCGCCCTCCTTCGCAACGGGGTAAAGATCCGGCGGGACGGCTCGGTGGCGGTTTCGAACACCCATCACGCGCTTGTCCGCATCTTCGACGAAACACCCTGGGCGAAGAAGTGGCACCACCAACTCCTCCGGCTCGACGGGGCCGCTCCTTCGGTCGAACGGTTCAACGGGCTTTCGCAGCGCGCGGTTGTCGTTCCAATGCCCTATTTTGAGTGACAGCAGGGGCGCGGTTTGCTTAGTTTTCCAGCAGTAAGGGTGTCGTTTCATAGCAAAGGCCGGTCCTCGAGTGGGGGCCGGCCAACTTTTTGCCCGGATGCCGCGCGGCA